GCAGTACATCTACTTATAGACATCCATCTACAGTAATTCAACCTATTGTAGGTGCTAAAGTCGGTAAAAAGCTAGCTGAAGTAGGTAGTAAAATTGCTGTTGACGCTATAAACGCTAAATCTGGTAAAAAGCCAGAATTTAAAGTTCCAGAATTTGAGAAGCCTATAATTGAATTAGGAGAGTACAAGGGTGATTTGCGAACACTTGGTGGGTTTGAAGAAAGAAAAATACCGGGTAAAAAGTCTATAATGACGCTTTCTGAAATGACTCCAGAGCAAAAAAGCTGGAGAGACCAAAAAAGAAAAGAATTAGGTCCAAAAGGTTATGCAGAACTTGTTAACAAAAATAAACCGAAGGATATTACTCAAAAAAGAAAATATACTTTGGTAAACGGAAAAAAAGTTTACGATTCTTGGAAAACGGAAAAAAATAACTCATTAGCTATAAATATGGAAGGTTCGCCAGCAAAACAAGTGAATCCATATGCAGCTGTTAATCCAGAAGCTGTACCAGCTTCACAGTCTCAAAATGTATTAGGAGCTCAACCTATAGTAGGTGCAGATATTAATCAAGCTAGAAGTGTAGATATGCAAGCAATGATTGATCCATATAAATCTCCAGGAGCTACATTTAAACCAGGAGAAAAGATTAATGCTGAGAATATCTATGGACAAGCTGGTCAAAGACAAGCTTTAATGAATTTAGGATCTCCTATGCATGCACACACGCCAACACATGGTAAAAAATACAAGAAAGGTGATTTAATTGACGAATCAGATTTTGAAACGTTAGGTACAGGCTACAATGTTCAAAATATAAGTGATATACAGGAAGACAAAAAAGGTCAATTTATGACTACTTTAGGCGACAGCGAACAAAAAGTTCCGCCTATTAAGTCTAGACCTAGAAGCAGAGTAATAGATTACCCAGACCCAAAAGGCTCAGTAAGAGATACTATTAGACCGAAAGTTGGAAAGTTTTTTAAAAGATCATAGGTAAACAATAAATAAATATTAACATGGACAAAAGAAAAATAATTATAAGCAAACACGAGCTAGACGGAAGAGTTGGTGAAAGCGCTATTTGGGACGGGCCTCTAAGTAAAGAAGGTTTTCCAATGGGTAAAGGTAGTAGTTCAGGTATTACAGGTATGGAAGTATCTAAATATCCTTGTAGCTACAGCGACGCGCCTATAACTCAAAGAGCAAAAGGAAAATAAGATGGCCGCAGGAGATATTAAACTACTGGCAGCCAACGCAATAACATTAGCAATAAGCATGACGCATATAGAAGTAACATTAAAAGTTATTCTGTTACTTATAAGTATCGGATACACAGTAGCTAAGTGGGTAAAACTCAAAGAAAAGAAGTAATAATTATAACATGGCATACATACAAGATTCATCACCGTTTTTAAAAGTAAGAAAAACTACTAAAGGTAAGGGTAGAAACTTCAGAACAACAAAAGAAGGTGCTGGAATGACTGCTGCTGGTGTTGCAAAATATAGAAAAGAAAATCCTGGAAGCAAGCTAAAAACAGCTGTAACTAAATGTGATGTTAAAGCTGGAACAAAAGCTTATAAAAGACAAAAAGCTTTTTGTAGTAGATCAAAAGGCTGGACAGGAGAAAGAGGAAAAGCAGCTAGAAAAAGATGGTGCTGCAGTAGATTTTAAATAAATAATTATGGAAAAAGGACACTACGGAGAATACACCGGAAACGCAAGACACTCAAGAAAAGAAGAAATGATTCACGATCGTGAATTAATCTATGATGCTAAGAAACAACTGCATAAAGCAGATCAGGATTACAAACATGATACACCTGCTAAAATGTATGGCAAGAAAAAAGATTCACCAGCTAAAATGTACAAAGACTCGCCAGTAAATGGTAACGCTTTTACAAAAGCAATGGCTGATTCTGGAGGAGATTACGATAAAGCTAAACAAATGCTAGACTCTCCAGCTACTATGTACGGTAAAAAAGAAGGTTCACCAGCAAAAAACTCGGGATTAGGCCCTAAAACAGCTGGATCTGGTATGTATATGAGAGCCTGCGGATATAAAAAATAATATGAAATCAAAAGGTGTAGGCGATAGTATAGAAAAGTTTACTAAGGCAACTGGAATTAAAACAGTTGTAGATAAAGTATCTGAAGGTCTAAACATCCCTTGTGGTTGTCAGCAAAGAAAAGAAAAATTAAATAATATTTTTCCTTATAAACAATAAATATGGCTTTTAAAATGAATGGTGCTCCATATGGAGGTGATAACACTCCTATATATCATGTAGACATGGAAGATGGTGTTCTAGGTAAAGCTAACAACAATGGCACTATAATTATAAACAAAGACATTAAAGATCCTAAACAAATAGATGACGTTGTAGATCACGAAATGATTCATATAGATCAAATGAAAAGAGGTGATCTTAATTATGATGATAAATACGTTTATTGGAAAGGTAAAAAATACTCAAGAGCACAAATGAAAGAAGGTGCTAAAAATCTTCCTTGGGAAAAAGAAGCATATACTAAAACTAAAAAATAATGTGGAAAGTTTTATTAGGGCTATTAAAAGGCGGTGGCGGTAGAAAGTCTGTAGCTGGTAACTTAGCTTGGGAAATAAGAGAAGCTATTAAAGGCAAAGAACTTGATCCTGAAAAACTAATAGAGCTACAAACTAAAATAAATATGGTTGAAGCCTCGCATAGAACTTTGTTCGTTGCTGGCTGGAGACCTTTCATAGGATGGATATGTGGAGTTGCATTGGCTTATAATTTTGTTATACGTGATTTATTTATTTGGATAACAAAAACAACAGATGCACCACCGCCATTACAAATGGAACATTTAATGACAGTACTGCTAGGAATGCTCGGGCTTGGCGGACTAAGAACATACGAGAAAATAAAAGATAAAGTAAAATAATTAAATTAAATCAAATGAAAAAAGTAGAAGAAACAACGAAGATTACAGAAGAGCAACTAGAAACTATTCGTGATCACCAACAAAAGCTAAGTAAGACAGTTACTAATATTGGTTTTCTAGAAACTCAAAAACACGGTTTACTTCATGAGTATGCTGGTTTAGTTGACGATATTGAAAAATATAAATTAGAACTAGAGAAAGAATATGGCGCTATAAACATTAATATAGAAGACGGTAGTTATACTGTTATTGAAAAAGAAGATTAATGTGGAACATATTATAAGAAAAATTAGTATAGGCTCTGACTATAAAAATGATGCTATGCATTATGCTGTAGGTCAGCAAGTTTATGGCGGCCATACTATATGTGATATAATATTTGAAACTAAAGAACAGTCTTACAATATTCATATAAAAAAAGAAAATGAAGTTTTGCCTTGGAAAAAGTTTAATAAAAACATGGCAATATCTGTTGAATACGATTTAGAATATTAATGAATAGTGTTTATCAGTTCATAATAAAACCGATAGGCGAAAGGTATAATAATGAGTTGAAGGTTGGTAATAAAAAACTAACCATCAACTCTAGTATCTCTAGCCATAAGTTTGTTAATAGAGAAGCAGAAATAGTTGCTGTTCCTTTGGCTTTTAAAACAAGTTTAAAAAAAGGTGACAAAGTAATAGTACATCATAATATATTTAGAAGATATTACAATCAAAAAGGTAAATCGGTAAATAGTAGTAAATACTTTAAAGACGATTTGTATTTTGCTTCAATAGATCAACTTTATATGAAGAAAGTTGATGACACTTGGGAAACTTTAGAAGATTATTGTTTTATAAAACCAATAATAAATAAAGACGACACTACGCTAGATAAACTAAAGAAATGCGTTGGGATAGTAAAGTTTAGTAATAACTCCTTAGAAGCTCTTAAAATGACAGTAGGTGACGTTGTAGGCTTTAAAGCAAATAGAGAGTTTGAGTTTTTAATCGACGGACAAGTTTTATACTGTATGGAATCAAATGATATTTTAATTAAATATGAAGATAAAGGAAACGAAACTGAATATAATCCAAGCTGGGCAGATAGCAGTTGAAGAATTAATAAAGGTAGCTAAAGAAAAGATCGTAGACTCAGAAGATGACATCTCAGCTGATAGACTTAAAAATGCTGCCGCTACTAAAAAGCTTGCTATATTTGACGCTTTTGAGATATTATCTAGAATAGAAGAAGAAGAGAATATAATAAACGAAAAACCTACACAAAAGAAAGAACAAGCTTTTAAAGGTTTTGCTGAAGGTAGATCCAAGTAATGTACGAGCAAAGTCTATACCACGTAGTAGAAGACCATATAAAGCCTAAAATAATAAAAAGATTAAATAGGCTTAAGAAATGGGAGTACGGATATAATAAAGAGCATGATGTTGTTGTTATAAGTAAAACAGGACAAATAGGTGAAATATATAACATACAGAACTTATTAATAGCATTACCATTAGCTGAAGACGTATATAAAAGTTCTAATAAAGTTGAAAATCAAAGATGGCAAGTTTTAGACTATCCATCCGAATTAAATAAAATAAAAACGGTATACGACTGGAACGAAAGACCTATAGCGTTTAAAGAAAAATATTATGACTATATCAACAAAGAGTTTGTTAGGCGTGAAGAAGGTTATTGGTATTACAACAAAGGTATTCCTACTTACATTACTGGTTCTCACTACATGTACTTGCAGTGGACTAAAATTGATGTGGGGCACGCAGACTTTCGTGAATCAAACAGATTATTCTACATATTCTGGGAAGCTTGCAAGTCAGATAGTAGATGCTACGGAATGTGTTATCTTAAGAACAGACGGTCCGGGTTCAGTTTCATGGCTTCATCCGACACGGTTAACCAGGCTACAATATCAAGAGATTCTAGGTTTGGAATACTCTCTAAGTCGGGAGCTGATGCTAAGAAAATGTTCACGGATAAAGTTGTACCCATATCGATTAACTACCCATTCTTTTTCAAACCGATACAAGACGGGATGGAACGTCCCAAAACAGAATTATCATATAAGGTACCGTCCAAACGTCTCACTAGAAACTCAATCAAGGAGACTTCAGAGGATATACAGGCCGGGCTTGATACGACGATCGACTGGAAGAACACAGGAGACAACTCGTACGACGGAGAGAAACTTAAGCTCCTCGTCCACGATGAATCGGGTAAGTGGGAGAGACCGGACAACATCCTCAACAACTGGAGGGTCACGAAGACAACGTTAAGATTAGGTAGAAGAATCGTCGGTAAATGCATGATGGGTTCTACTTCAAACGCACTAGATAAAGGTGGAGAAAACTTTAAAAAGCTATACGAAGCTTCGGACGTCAACAAAAGAAACCGCAATGGTCAGACTAGCTCAGGATTATATAGTCTGTTCGTACCTATGGAGTGGAACTACGAAGGATACATTGATTCTTATGGACTACCTGTATTCGACACTCCGAAAAAACCAATTAAAGGAATTGACGGAGAAGAAATCGATATTGGCGTAATATCACATTGGGAAAATGAAGTTGAAGGATTAAAAGACGATCAAGACGGTTTAAACGAATATTATAGACAGTTTCCAAGAACAGAGAAACATGCTTTTAGAGACGAAGCTAAAGAATCTTTATTTAATCTAACTAAAATATACGAGCAAATAGACTATAATGAAGATTTACGTAACACTAATGTTGTTACGCAAGGTAATTTTCAATGGGAAGGTGGGATTAAAGATACTAGAGTAATGTTTGTTCCTAATAAAAACGGCAGATTTCTAGTAAGTTGGGTACCTCCTATTGCTCTTCAAAATAGATACAATATAAAAAATAATACTAAATATCCAGGAAACGAGCATTGTGGAGCTTTTGGATGTGATAGTTATGATATATCTGGTACAGTTGATGGTAAAGGATCTAAAGGATCTTTACACGGATTAACTAAGTTTTCTATGGAAGACGTACCACCTAATTTATTTTTTTTAGAATATATATCAAGACCACAAACTGCTGATATATTCTTTGAAGATGTTCTTATGGCTTTGGTTTTTTATGGAATGCCCATATTAGCAGAAAACAACAAGCCAAGATTATTATATTATATAAAAAGAAGAGGCTACAGAGGATATTCTATGAATAGACCTGATAGAACAATGAACAAATTGTCTACAACTGAAAGAGAGATCGGTGGAATACCTAACTCTAGTGAAGACATAAAACAAGCTCACGCAGCTGCTATAGAAGATTATATAGAAAACCATGTAGGTTTATTAAATGAAGGATATGGCAACACTTATTTTCAAAAAACATTAGAAGACTGGGCTAAATTTAACATTAACAATAGAACAAAGCATGATGCTTCTATAAGTTCTGGACTAGCTATAATGGCTTGTAACAAACATAGATACTCACCAGTAGCAAAAAGAACAATATCAAAAGTTTCTTTAGGTTTTAGAAAATACAATAACACAGGAGTGAATTCAAAAATAATATAAATAAATGGTCTATACTAATAATAATAGCATCTTTCCAGATCAGGTGGTACCTGAAGAAGAAAAGAAATCATTTGAATATGGTTTAGCTGTTGGAAACGCTATTGAACAAGAGTGGTTTAGAAATAACAGTGGACAGAATAGGTTTTCTTATAACTTCCAGAATTTTAATAGACTAAGATTATACGCTAGAGGTGAACAACCTATACAGAAATATAAAGACGAATTATCAAACAACGGTGACTTATCTTACCTTAATTTAGACTGGAAACCAATACCTGTTTTGTCTAAGTTTGTAGATATAGTGGTAAATGGTATGACTGAAAAAGGTTATGAATTAAATTCATTTGCTTCAGATCCATTTGCTTTAAAACAACGTACTGATTTTGCTTCTAATGCACTTAGAGATATAAAAAACAAAGCTGCTATAGATCAACTTTCTCAAGCAACTGGTCAAAACTTTTATGCATCTGCTGATCCTAATAATCTTCCTAAAGACGAAAACGAATTAGACTTATATATGCAGCTTAATTATAAGCAAAGCATAGAAATAGCAGAAGTAGAAGTGATAAATAA